TCCAGCTGCTCGCGCAGGTCGTCCACGGTGCAGTAGCCGTGCGTCAGCTCGGGCATGAGCCACCTCCTGCACGCGCGCCAGCGCCCTCCGGCAATTCAGACCGGAGGGTGCTGGCGGTGACCGTGGATCGCGGCACGGTCAGCTCTTGTCCGCGTCCTTGTGGAGCGCGTCCACCATCGCGTCGGCGGCCTTGTGGGCGTCCTCTTCGATCTTGGCGTGCTCCTCCTGAGCGGCCTTGATCGCCGGGTCCTGCTCGGCCTCGGAGGCCGGCTTGAGTTCGGCGTTGCCGTCCTTGTCGTAGACGGTCATCATCGGCACGCTGTGGCCGCGTACGTCGGCGGCAGAGACGGCCTGTTGGGCGAACTGCTCGCGGGCCGCGGCCTTGGCC